GTTATTTATTAGAGAGTTAGAGGAAGAAGAAATCAAGATTGGCCTACTTGTAATGAAAGAGTCGGATATATCAAAAGAGTACATTTCCTGTGAAGTACTAGCCATCGGTGATGAATGTGTGTTAGAACTTAAAGCAGGCGACACTGTACTAGTCAAGTTAGGTAAATCTGGTACACTGATACAGAACAAAGATTATATTATTGAAGATGAAGATGTTTTAGGAGTAAAAGATGGAAGTTAAAATATCTAGTTACGATATGGTTAACGCTGGTGGGTTAAATCTAAATAACCTACTTAGTAGAAAAAGGTATTGATCCTTCTAAGAGTTTTTCTAGTAGGAACGATAGAGAATCAGGAACAACAATCTTTAAACAAGCAGATTGTGATATGTTAAAAAAAGAAGGAGAAGAAAATGCAAAAGTCATTAATTAAAAAGGAATAGTTGGAAACGAATATATTGTGGAGCTTAGTACAGATTTTACAGACCTTAATCCAAAACATCTTATCGAAGAGTTTTTGATGGAATGTGGATTAGATGTTTCAAAACCATACATTAGATATAGAAACGCTATGCAATTTAAAGAGGTTTATTATCAAACTAAAGAGCTTGCTGTAAATGCTAAGGAAAGTAAGGCTAAAGTTGAGGTTTCTGAGCCTAAAGAGGTAGTAGAATACGTTATTGAGCCAGAAATACCAGTAGTAGAGCAATCAGAGGCGTTAGATGCTATAAATGACGTTCTTGATGGGAATGTCGAGCTTACTGAAGAAGAAAAGGCTGAATTTAGTGAAGATGAGGACTTAGATGTTCCACCTGAAGAAACTGTTGAACTAAAACCAGTTGTTAAAAAAATAAAGGTGGTAGACCAAAGAAGGTTGTCGCTAAAGAGGAAATGATCTAAATGCCAGTTAAAGAAAAAATTTGGGATAAGCTTTACTGGAACGCTTTGATTATCTTACAGAAACCTGAGCATAGAGAAAAGCTTAAGGATGTAGCAAAAGCTTCTGGTCTTAGTAGAGCTAAATTTATAGGCAAGTTGATTGCAGAGGCTATTGAAGTAGATGTTATCTAATGAAGATTATGATGAAGCGATTGTCGTTGAAAATGTTAAGGCTGTACATAGGACTAACAAGAAGACTGTTCTTAAAACCATTAAGCCGTTCAGAGATAAAGCACCTGTCGCAGAGCCAAGAGTTGTTGAAAGCGATTTACAAGAACAATTAAGCATGAAAGCTATCAAGAGCGAGGAACGTAAACTTGCTCATGTAGCGTTAAAGAATAAGCTTGCACCACCAAGGAAAGTTTGTAGGAAATGTTGGGGTGAAGGTGAAGATAAACATGGAGAGACTTGTAAGGTTTGTATAGGTGAAGGATTTGTTGATGTAGAGCCTGATATGAGGGCTGTTGAGCTTGTGCTTAAGCCTGAGTTTACCTAAAACTAATGTAAACCTCAGTCTAAACGTTAATGATATGACACCTGACCAACTTATTGATATGCTTGATAATCTTAAGCCTATTAAATAATGGTTGATATTAGGCCAATAACTACAGGAATCAAGAATAAAGATTCTTATAGGAACTGGAAGTCTAGAGTTCCTACTTCAGATAGAAAATTATACGTTAAAATCCAAAAAGCTATTGATGAAGCAGAAGCTAGTCTAGGTAAGCTTACAGAAGACCAGCTTAGACTTACCGCAGAAGCTATTCTTAGGCTTAGGAATGAACAGTTAAAGTTAATATATAAATATGACTTTGAGAGATTTGTTAATGAAATATTTACAGGTGTAGACGATTCTAGTTTACAAGATTTCTGTGATACTCCTGATTTCCATATAGAGTTATATAACGCTTACGAGGAACACGATAGAGTTTGTGGTGTATGCCCTCGTGGACATGGGAAGTCTTCTACAGCAAGGATTTGGATACTTCATAAGATTCTATACAATAAGTGTAGGTACGTTGTAATGATAGGTTCTTCCGAGGATATGGCAGGTCAAAACCTTCGTTGGATAAGAGACCAACTTGTGGAAAACTCTAAAATTATCGATATATACGGTAGTTTATACAATAAAGCTAAATGGGCTGAGACTGAGTTTATTACTAGTACGAAGATTAAGATGGTGGCTAAAGGTGCTGGTCAGAAAATTCGTGGTATGAATGAAAAAGGTAGACCTGATATAGTTTATATAGATGATTTAGAAGATGACGAGATGGTTACTACCAAAGAACGAAGAGATAAGGTTTCTCTTTGGTTTAGACAGGCAGTACTTCCAATTATTAGTCAGAAAGCTAAGATAATATACACAGGAACTATCCTTGATGGTGATAGTTTGCTTAAGAACGTTTCAAAGAATCTAATAAAAGACCATATCAAGTGGAAAGTTCTATTCTATCAGGCAGTAAATGTCGATAGTAATGGGAAAATGTACGCTTTATGGGAAGAAAGAAAACCTCTTGAAATACTTCTTATAATCAAGCAGGACGACCCTGAAACTTTCGCTAAAGAGTATCAGAATGACCCTAGAGCAGGTGGTTTGGCTGTATTCCAGAAACAATGGTATAACCACTATGACGAACGTTCGCTAATAGAGTTTAGGGGTGAATATACTATGAACGCTAATAAGCTTAGTGTAATGTGTCATACTGACTTCGCTTTATCTGAAAAGAAATCTTCTGATTTTAGCGTAATTATGATTACTGGTATGGATGAGAAAACCAACTTATATGTATTGGATTATCTAAGATGGCGAACTGCAGACCCATACGATATGTTAAATAAAATGTTTATAATGTGCCAAAAATGGAATACTGACGTTGCAACTATGGAAGTTGTAGCTTTCCAGACAGTATTATCTAGAATGTTTGATTATGAGATGGATAGACGTAATATAATAATTAGTATAATAGAACTTACTAGGCCAGCTTCTACTAAGCTTAAAAGGATAAAATCGTTAGCATCTCCTATACAAAAAGGGCTAGTTTACTGGTTACATGAACATTCTGATATAGAAGATGAACTTAACGCTGTTACTGCTCTAAAAACAGGTTCTTATGATGATTGTATAGATTGTTTGGCTGATGCTTGGGAGATTCAAGTAGAGCATGTACAAGATACAAAGAGTGACGAAGCTCCTATAAATACTTACGAGTGGATGATTGAGAATGACTTATTACCAACTTATGAAGATGAAATGTGTTAAAGAATTTGACTGATAAACTATAAATGGACTAACATTTTAGTATAACCAAAAGGAGAATACTCATGGCTAAGAAGCAAAAAACAACTAATAAAGAGATAGAGAATCCTAATATTGCTGGTAGCAAAGGTGTTGATGCACTAGCTATTGATAAGGTTACTGGACTGTTTGAGTCTTATAAGAAAATGAGACAATTTGAGCAAGGTGGTAGAACTATAATTATCACTGATAAGTGGAATGAGAGATATAGATTATATAACTGTATCCGTAATGAAAGAGACCATAACTATAAAACTGGTATTGCTAAAGTGTTTGCTCCTATTGCTAGAAAACAGATAAATGTTATAGATTCAGAGATTTCAAACGCTCTTTTTTCTAGAGAAGACTATTTCAAAGTTAAACCTACCGAGGAAACTGAGGAAAGAAGTCTAAAAGATTCACATATAGCTTACAAAGTTATTAAAAAACATTCAGATCAAGAGGATTATGTTTCAAACTTCGATATTTCAGCTAAACAGTGTGCTATTTATGGTACTACTTGTGGTGAAGTTACTTGGCATGAGGAAAAATATACAGTTAAGCGTAAGAGAATTAATACTAAGCCTTTACTTGATGAGAAATCAGGCGAACCTATGTTTATGGCAAAAGGCGATAAGCAAGTTCCTTTACTTCAAAAAGAAATAGTTGTTGTTGATGAAAAAGTTCATATACAGAGACCAACTATTAAAGCTAGGGATATTTTTAGGTTATATTTTAACCATTTATCAAATAACCCAATAGATGAAGATATAGTTTATCGTGATAGTATTTCTGCTCAAAGATTACTAGAAATGGCTGATTTAGGTGCTTATTCAAAGCGAGCAGTAAATAGATTAGTTAAAATGTCACCGGGAAAAATAGTCGTGATGTTGATGATGGTAACGAGAATGGTAAGTCTTTTTATGATGAAGTTAGTCAAAGTAACGCTTCTGATAAGATAAACGCTAAATATGAAGTTCTTAGATTTCAAGGTTTGTTTACTACTAGTGATCCTGAGACAGGATTAAAGAAACAAGAACAATATTGGATTGATGTTGGAGAAAGAAGCGTTGTTCTTAGAGTTATAAAGAATCCTCTATGGTCTAAAGAAAAACATTTAGAATTTGTGAATATGACACAATGTATGGTGAAAGCTATGTTGATGGTGTTATCGATGATGGTACTGCTAGCATCCAATATGAGGTTAACGATAAAGAAAACCAATCTCTTGATGCTGTGAGTTTTAACTTAAACGCTCCTTGGCTTAAGTCTAGACGTTCTAAGATTAAGAGTTCAGAGATTAATGTTGCTAGAAAACGTGCTAACTATGTTATTGAAACAAATGATATGGAAGGTCTTAAAAAGACTAGTGAAAAGGTTGATGTTGGACATATAAGCAACGAGATAACTAGGTTAATAAACTATTCTGATAGTGCTACTGGTGCAACGAATGTACTTTCTGGACAACCAACAGGAACTAGTGCAGATAGGTCTGGTAAGTCTCTTGGAATACTAGCTCAAGGTGGTAAATCTCAGTTCAGTAAATTTATAAGAAAATATGAACGTAAGTTTATGTCGCCATTGTTAAGCTTGGCTTGGGATATGAATTATCAGTTTTCTGATGAGCGTATAACTATCACTGAGGAAATCGTTGGAGCAGATGAAAAGAAAGAAAATGTTATTTCTCAAATGTCTGTTGCTGAAGTAGTTTCAGATTTATTTATAAGCGTTACGGCTGGTTCTGAATACCTTAAAAATAAAGAAATGGTTAATTCCATACTTCAGTTCATATCCATAACAAACGTTCGTGAAGAATGGGCTATGTCGCTAGATTCAACGCCTATGCTTACAGAGATAGCAAGGTCTATGCCTTATGATATGAGTGCTTATGTTAATCCTGATAGTGCTATGGCTAAACTGTTAGGCCAGAACAGAGAAATACAACAGTTACTACAGCAATATCAAGGTGCTTTAAAATCTCAGAACGATGAAGCTACAAGGCTTCAGAATGAGCTTAAGCAAACAGATAGGTCTAATATGGCTAACCCTAGCCCTGTAGACAAAATTCAGAGTGCTACTAGTAAATAGAAGGAGTTAAAAATGGTAAATGGAGTTGAGGATAAGGAGTTTTTGGAAGTAGAAGATATTCTTAAGGAGATGGAGGAATCTGATCCTGAAGATATTAAGATAATTACCGAATCGCAAGAAGTTAGACAAACAATCAATACTGAAGGTTGGACAATCCTTAAAAAAGAATAGATTTAGAGGTCGAAAGATTGACTGAAAAAATTTCTTTGACATCAAATATGGAGGAATGTTACGGTTGTAGTAAGTCCAAATCGGGCTTGGAATTTGTTTTTACCGTTATAGGAAACATTCTCGCAGATGGTAGTGATGCTGTTAAGCGAGTACAGGAGTTAAGTTAGTGGAGTCATATCCATCGAGGTCGCTATCCTCGTTAAACAAGCGTAAATAGGAGGAAAATATGGCAGGACAAGTAGAAAAATTAGAACAGGTTATGGATAGTATGTTTAGTTCAGAAGAACAAAAACCAGATGTTAAGGCTAAAAAGCCAGATGTAAAACAACAAGAATCAGGAACTCATCAACCTGAACCTGGGGCTCAAGATGATAAAAATGTTGAGTTTCGTATTAAGAAACACCGAGAAGAAAGAGATGAAGCTAGGAATCAAAACCAGCTTCTTCGGGAACAACTAGCTAAAGCTACTGGGGTTATCGAGACTACTAGTAAGTTTTATTCAGCAGATAATCCTGAAGTTGACCCTACTGAAGATATGACAGAGACCGAAAAAATGTTATACAGTCAGAACCTACAGTTAAAAGAGGAGCTAAAGGGGCTTACAGACGATTTCAAAGGTGTGAAAAAATAATGCGATAAGTAATGAGTTCAAAAGTCGTGAAGATGTTTTTTGGAAGAATGTAGATGGCGTTGTCAATACACCAGAAAAGAAAGCTGAAGCGAAAGAACTTATTAAAGGTTATCTGAAAAGACAGACCTTTGATTGTTGACGATGTTATAACTGGTAAGATTAGCTTAAAAGATGTCTTTGAAGCTTCTACTATCGGTACTGATATGGCTATTGTTAATAATGCGAAACAGGATGGATCAAAGTTTTTTGGAAAAGGTACAGAGGAAACTCCTGCACCTAGAGAAGAACAGGCTCAAGCTAATGATTGGGATACCGCTAAAAGTATTCTTAAAAATCCTGATTCAGAAAATAAGGGTCAAGCTGTTAAGGCTGGCGTTGGTGAAATTGCTGACGATATACTTAAAAGCATGTCTGACTACTAAACTGAATTAATCCGTAATCATCAGACTTAAATAAAAAAAAGGAAGTGATTACAATGGCTACACAGTTGACAACTTACGAATCAACAGCTACGAATAAAAGAGATGTAAACGATTTTGTCGTTAATATCAGTCCTTCGGATTCTACCAATGTACAGCATGATTGCTG